TAATTAAACTGCGCCCTAACTCATCTACCGTACAAGTAAAATCTGTACCCCTGATTGCGATGTCTGCTGTAGGAGTTTTGATAGATATGTTTTCCTTATTTATACGGTTTAGACCACCAGTTATAAACCTTGCTGTACCGCTAGCAAAGTTTAAAGCCAATTTTGATTTAGAGGGGTTAGGATCAAAAATGTATTCGTCTATAACCAGTTGACTATGTTCGGTAAGTTTAACAGTAGAATCATCAAGAAACTGTATAGCAACCCTACCCATTCTTGTTTGTACATTGTCGTTTTGCTCTATGCCAAATTCTAACTCTGCAACATAAGGCTTATCTCTGACAATCTGTGCGTTGCCTTTTAGTTCAGATATAGCACCTATATCAAGGGCATGAAGTGGAAGAACCACCATCATTTTGAACCACGCAAACAGTACCATTGTTACCGCTTGATGTGATCTTAAGCCAATCTGCTGCCAATGTACTTTGTTGATCAATGTCAAATGTCCTTGAGTTACCTGTCTGGTCTAAATAAAAATATGCACCTGTATATCCATCTCCATCATAGTTAACTGTATTTGAATCTCCATCTACGTCAACATACGAGGTTGCTTGATCTACATCTATATCAAAGTCAAATGTATTACTACTACCTTGTATAATCCAATCTAGGTCAAGAGTAGAAGCAAGATCATTGGTAGCCAAATCAAGTGTAAAAGTGTTAGATGAACCATCTACATCTACATTCAAGTTACCACTGTCTGCACCGTATGTATTGGTGGGATCAACTTGTATGTTGAAGGTATTGCTGTCACCGTCAAAATCAAACAGTCCAGTAAATGTATCAGAGGTAATATCCCCTAAGAACTTGTTGCTGTCTCCAATCTGATTTATATCTAACGTCATTGTTGCACCGTCAAGGTCAAGAGCCGTCATAGTTCCTGCCACTGCGTTAGCACCACCAATGATGTTAGAAGAACCAAGCTGTTCCAAATCAAGATTGAAAGTAGCACCTACTTGGTCAACATAGATTTCATTATCACTCCACAAGAAACCTACAAACAAAAAAGGCAATAATTTTTTCATTTTTTTATACTCCAAAATCTTTGTTCTATGCCTAACTTAATGGTTTCCAAAACAGCAGTCTCTATTGCATTTTGCAAGGCTATGTTGACTGATTCATTCTCAACCATACCATTTTCTATTTCTATAAGTTCTGTATCTTCTGATATGAACCTGAAAACGTCTTGACTAAGACCTACACTGAGTATTGACTTGGTTGTAGTTACTTCCGTCAATACCGTTCCTTTACTTACTGAAACCATGCGTAGTGATACAGTTACGGTATCAACTCTGTATTGTTTGGTATTACCGATACCAAGATACCTCGCACCCAGACCTCCTGATCTGATATTTGATTCATATCCTATCACACCACCCTGCACCAACAAACCTGCAAAGGTCAATGGCAGTAAGTCCTTATCTTCCTCAAATGAAGTTCTGGTCTGTCTGATAAGCTGTCTTTCTTTTGTTAAGTTATCAAGACCTACTCTTTCTACAACATCAAAAAATTTACCACCGCCTGCGTGTTTTAAGGCTCTTATTAAATATGCGTGTGGTGCTTGTGTTATTGCAGTGCTAAAACTAGCGTATGTGCTGTTGCTTCTACGTTGTCCTGTTTGATCTGTAAAACTATCTGGATATACCGCTATACTTGGTCTTGCTCTTGGTATACCTATATCTGCTAATTCTTTATTTATTAAAGAGCCAACTTCAGACATTTCTGTCTTGGTAACTGGCGGTATGAAATTATTGAGCGTAGAGCAACTAGAAACTAAAGTCACCGATAGGCAAAGTAATAATTGTTTCATTTCCATCTTCATCAGTAATTTTAAGAGTTATATAGTCTCCATCTACTGAGTATTCTATAGTATTTCCTTGTAACTCTAATTGCCCTTGTGTCTGTTGTGTTTCCCCAAAAAGATTGTCTACTAACTGCCGTGAAAGCTGCGAGAACACTCTTGACTCAAGATTCCTAATAAATCTTGCAAGTGTGGTATTTTCTGCATCTCTTTCTATTTCTTCCTGTAAGGCTTTTATTTCAGCTTTTATGTCCGCTTTACGATTAAATTCTTGATTTTCTATTGTTAAATAATGACTAGATGTGCCTTGTCCTGAAAAACTAGGATTCTTAAACTTGTGCGTCATTTCATCAGCCGCTACAGATAAAGTTACAACCAACAATACTAAAATTATACCTAGTATTGCTACTATTTTATCCCAGTCTGTCATAAGAACTTTGCCCAAATCAAAACAAGTACACAACCGATTAAAGATAACAAGATAAATGAACAAGATGTTATTTCTATAGTTCTACCTAGTTTGTTAAGGTAGATCGTATCTTGTTCTGCATTATAACTTTCGTCCTCATAAATGTACTTGTCTCTAGGGAAAGGTCTTTTTTTTGGCATAGGTTGAAATATTACGTTGTCTATTGAGACTAACTGTTCTTTTTCTATTTGTTCAATCTTTTCTTTGATCATCTCTATCTGCCTTTGCAATCTTATTACTGTCTATCAACTGTGGCACACCCAAAATAGTCTTGATAAGTGTATCCTGACGTATGATTTCGTTATCAAGACTGCGTACCCTGTCAATCAATGCTACCAGTATTCCATGTTGTGAGTCCAGTTTTGTGCCTAGCCTTGATTCCATTTGCTCTATCTGATCTGCAACCTTATCATCTAAAACATCTAGCTTTGTTTCCATGCCATCAATAATTCTGTTGATTAGTTTCCATATAAAGAAACCAAGACCTAGTGCTGCTGCTATAGGAAAGCCTACTTCATTTATAAATGTTATTGCTTGTTCCATTAGCTAACCGTATAAGTTACTGAACCCCATGTGCTGTGTGCTGCCCTATGGGTTTCATGTTCTGCCGCAGTTGCAGTTATTTTATTTAATGTATATGTTTGTCCGTCTCCAAACTTATCATCTGTGTCTCTCTGTGTTTCTGCTGTGCTTAGATCAGGTCGCCAAGTATCAGCAAGAGCATTTAAAGTATCTGTATTGGTAGCTTCTTGTATAGAGCCTGTGCAACCGCAATGTATGTAGGCTAGATATCCTGCCAACATAAGCTGTGCTGTGTAGTGCTTTTGTCCTCTATAGTCTGGATGTACCGCACCCATTCTTGTCTCTACAATTAAATCATTAAATACCAGATGACAAAATGAAAGTTTTGTTGAGTCTTTTTCTGTGATCATAGTTACTTCGGTTGGTGTTCTTGCCTTTACTTTTGCAACGGTAAAACCTTCTGTGACATAGAGCATATTTGAAAACTCATTTATACGCTGATAGTAAGTGTTTGAACCAATAGGAAAATCTTTCAAAACTTCTAACATAAAGTCTCTATCTGATTCTTGTAGTGGTCTTAAAGAATATCCATTACTGGCTGTAATTGTTGGCATTATTTACCTCCTCCTGATACATGAATCTGTGATAAGAGTGCTTGCAAAGTTATGGTTGTGCTACTTGCAGTGTGAGTAACTACACAAGTTGCAAACTTTACGTTGTTTCCAGATAAATCTGTAATACTGCCTAAAGTGAAAGCGTTACTGGAATCTGTCTGTTCTGTACAGGCACTTATGTAATCAGCATTACTATTACTTACATTTACATAACTCCATCGTATTACACAAGTCTCTGAATTGATTCCATTATCAGCAGTAACGGTTATATCAAAGTTTGTTCCTGTTGGTGAATATATTGCACCATCATTAGTTATCCATTGTGCAGAATTACTTGGTGAAGCTGTGAGAACTGTAGTCAATGCGCCAGATATTTGCGCTGAAGGTACTGCTCTTTGTACGTTTCCACTTGAGTCCAATCCTGCTAATGCTCTTTCAAAAGCTGATTTAGAATTAGCACCTGATATATATACGTTATCAAGAAAGAAGTCACCAGTGTATCTGTTGTCACTATTTATGACTGCTGCTGCTCTGCTTGCGCCTGTAGTAATTGTGCTATTTGCAACACCGCCTACTGTGCCTGTATGGTCTCCTGATGAAGTTCCAGTATGTGTCTCTCCTAAAATAGTTGCTGAACTTTTATTATCTACATTATCTAAACCTACGGTAGATTTATTTGGAGAGACTTCAACCCAATTAGATGAACCTGTTGCACTTGCTCTGTACTGTCTATTGTTGTCATCTGTGTCATACCACAAATCCCCTACTGCTGTGGCTGTTGGAGTTCCATTCTGTCTAAATATTGTTATTTGTCTTTCATCTGCAACATTACCAAGACCAATACCTGCTTTTGTTAATGTAGTTATAACCCATTCACCAGAAGTAACTTGATCTGCGCCTGCGGATTGCGCCCTATATATCTTGTTACCGTCATTTGTATCAATCCATAAATCGCCCACTGCCGTTGAAGTTGGAACTCCATTTTGAGCAAACGTAGTTACTTGTGCTTGATTTAAAACAGAGCCTAGACCGATAGCACCTGCAGTTATGGTAGTTAAAACCCATTGTCCTGAAGCGACTGCTGTATTACCTGAAGACGTTGCTCTATATATTTTATTGCCATCATTTGAATCAAT